TTCTTTCTTTTTGTGTCGCTTCACTCACCAGAATTCTTTCATCTTCTGTCACAACTGCAACTAATGAATGTTCTAACATCTTGAAAGCAAAATCAACCTGATTGATATCTTCTTTTTCGTTTGATGCCATGTTTTCATAAACACTCTTATATGTTGGATATCTCACTTCAACAGAAATATCGTCAGTTAGTTGAATAAGATTATCCTTTGGTGTCTCACTCATATCAACTTCGGCTTCAGTCAGATTGATTGTTATAGGTGTTTGATGTTCGCAATCAATCGCATTACACCTTGCATTTACTTCAGCGGTTTCACCAACAGACTTTGCACGAATCTGAGTGAACATATATTCAACATCAAATGTCGTCAATGTCGGAACATTAACCTTCTCATCACAACAAGCACGAATAGTATTCGCCATTGCCTCCATGACCTGTTTCTGGTCACCTGTCTCATTTGCCATCAACATGACTTTTTCTTCTTTGACCAAGTATGGTCGATAACCAATAGTTTCACCTGTAGACGGGATTGTCATGGTGTAGTTCGGTGTATCATTCAGTTTAGGTAATATACCCATAATATTCTCCTATAGGAATTTTCTAATCAGTTCACCAGCCAGACCTTCGAGGAAGTTGTTTCCAGCCGACTGAGATTGCCCTTTCCAGTTTTTATATGATAACTGGACAGTCAATTCAAGTANTTGTGCCTCATCACCCAACTCAACTGCACTTACGGTTGTGGGATATGCTTTCTCCAACAAACAACTGTAAACAATTTGGTTCAGATGTTATGGCGTTCACATCAATCTCACCTTGTGCGAGGTCAAGAGGGCCNAGTCTTGGTAGTCTACCACGAATAGACGATGGTATCTTTCCTACTATCAAAANNCTTTTGTTTCTTTATAGGAAAGGATACACCCTTCTTGAGTTGTTGTATAATGACTGGGTGAGTGTAGTCATTATAATATCCAATCTCTCCTGTATCATCATTCACTGCGAGTTTCTGCCATTCTTCAAAATAAGTCTTGACTTTATAATCATTCAACAGATGAAAAGTCAGAGTGACATCNTCAACAAGATAACCATATGCAATCTTAGATGTATATATTCCTTTTTGATACTCTGTTGATGTCAACTGTCGGCCTGGCAAACTTGCGGCTTTACATATGATACTCATCGAACGAGAGTCGTCACGAAGTGGTGGTAACAGAACACGGAATAGATTGCCCATGGCGAATCCACCCGCTTTTGATACCTCTGCTTTGAAGTCGTCAATTCTAAATACCATTATCGTTCTCTTATCATCTGCTCTTGAATCTGAGAATACCTTTGCAGAGTTTCTCTTACGGAATTGTGCGGTTGGAAGAAATGTCGCAATCTCCCATTCGGGAGCAGGGACTTCACTAAACTTACTCTTGACATGTGCGTTGAGATAATGTTTGAAACATGGTTTGAAATATCTCAGTTTTGACACACTTTGTAATTTACGATATGTGATTAGAAATCTTGCACTCTCACTTGTCTTACTTGATTGTAAGTCCATCAAAGCATCAAGAAACTTCGCACGAAGAACAGGTGGTAGATAGTGTAGATTCAATCCATAGAATCCACCCTCCGCAGGCCCGACCACAATAATCAAAGGAAACTTATCATAATATGGTAGTGTGTCTTTGGTCTTCGGGTCATAGAAGAACATCTGCATTGTTCCAATCACATCACGACCTGTTTTTAGTTGAGCCCGTCTTTTCAACGGGTCTTCCTTCATCAACTCTTGACGATTGATTGACCGCAGATTTCTTGCCTTTTCTCGAAACCACTCACGACTTTCCTTGGTGCGTGGTGTAATACCAGCACGGAATGCCTGTATCTGTAGTCTTTGAAATAAGTTACTCATGATTCTATTTATACCTTTTTGAGTAAGGTTTCAAAGGTTTTGTTGATTTTGGAATAAGAGACTTCAAAGGTTCATTCTTTTCTGTCCATATCACAAAGTGCCACCCTCTGTCAAGTGCATATTCCTTTGCGGCTTCCCACTTGTTCATGTTCTTGACAAAGGTCATTCCTTCGTTGATATATCGTTTGGTTCGTCTTTGACCCGTTGGTGGTTTGGTATCTTTCTCAGGTTTGATTTCCACAAGGAAAGTCTTTCCGTCTCTTGTTTTGATTTTCAAATCCATGAAGTATCTGTGATATTTCTTATCTACTTCATATAGATATGGTATGACAACTTCTTCGGATGACCACTCAACAACATTAGAGTTGTTATCACACCACTTGAACGCATACTTCTCCCACATAGAACGATATATGACGTTTGTATGGTCACCTTTATACTTTGAGGGATTTTTTACTTTATATCTTCCAGAATATGCCATCGAATCACTATAAATACAGAAAACACTTCTATTTATTAGGAAAATAAAATGGCAGAACCCGAAAGATTAACTCAAGGTGCGTTAGAAGCAAAGAAGAGAAGAGTCCTTGAGTATCCTCTCAACAATCCAGATGATTACAAGGGACGTTTGGTTTTCACAGTTCTTGAAGACCCAGCGACAGACTTGTCGAATCTCGCAGGCGCTGTTCAGTCACAAGCTGATAAAATTACTGAACCAGAGGCAGACACATCAGCCCGTGAAACACCTCAAGACGATGAAGGTGGTGGTGGTTTTTTTGGATTCGGAGGAAGAAAGGAAGAACCACCAAAAACACCCGCAGAGGAAAAAGAAGAAGTAAATGCATTTCAGGGTCAAGTGAATATTCCCATTACAAATGCTCAACCTCTGATTGAAACTGATAAAGTATGTGAGATGTATATTCCAATCGGATTACAATATCGTGATGGTGTCAACTATGAGAATATGGATATTGGTGGTGCTGGCGCTGGCATGGAGGCTGGTATAAAAGGTGGTTCAGGCGCAATCAAAGGTTTGATTGAAGGTGGTCTAGGAACTTTTGCAAAGGGTCTTGCTGGTTCGGGAGCGGCTGATATTGCGACACTTGGAGTTGTCAAACTTGCCTCTGTTCTCCCTGATGAAATAGCAGGTGCGGTCAAGGTTGCGGCAGGAGTCACTAGTAATCCTAACACTCGTGTTCTCTTCAAGTCAGTCAACATGCGTGAGTTTAGTTTCACATTCAAGTTTATATGCACATCTGCTCGTGAGGCCGAAGAAGTGAAAGACATTATCCAATATTTTAGGTCAGAACTTTATCCTGAAGATATTACAACAGGTTTAGGGGGTTCACAAGTCTCTATTGGTTANAGATTTCCTAACAAGTTTAGAATCGAAGTTGAGTATGATGGTAAAGAAATCGCACATAGAATCAAACCTTGTTATCTAAGAAATGTTGATGTCAACTACAACAACACATCCCAATCGTTTCACTCAGACGGTAACTTCAGTGAGATTGAAATGACGATTGGTTTCCAAGAGACACGAACTCTCAGTAAGAAAGATATTGAGGAAGGATTCTAATGACCACCAAATATTTTAAAAACTTTGCTTTTGTTCGATATAGATTTGGAGACAATGAGAGTCCTGTTCTCTTCAATAATATCACAGCCTACACAGACATTCTTGACCAACTCAAGGATAATGTGTCACTCTATAACAAATATACGATTGTTGCTGGAGAAAGACCTGATACACTTTCATATAAGTTGTATGGAACGACAGACTTCTACTGGACATTCTATCTTCTGAATGACCACATTCGTTTATCTGGATGGCCTGTTCCTGATTATGAGTTATTGACTACCGCACAATCTAAGTATCCTCATCGCACGATTGTGACCAATACAAACTTTGCTAATATCTTTCCGATTGGACAAGTAGTCACGGGACAGCAAAGTAACACAAGTGGGGCAGTTGTCGCAAAGAGACCCGACTTTGGTCAGATTACTATTGAAACAACAAACAACTTCACAGTCGGAGAGAATATTCAGTATCGTGATAATGACGGTAACTTTCAAAGTGTGACAGTTGTTGCTGATACTTTTCAATATGATNCGATTCACCATTACGAAGATGCGGATGGTGTATATCAAGACCTGACTCTTTTTGATTTTAACAATCCATCATCACTGTGGACACCCGTGACATTCAGAGATAGACTCGAAGAACGAAACGAGGAACTCAAAGAAATCATAGTTCTTCGTGAAGGTGTTGTAACTCAGGTTGCGTCAGAGTTCAATAGTCTTCACAAACAGAGATTCTAATGACAGGCGCAACCAAATCTCAACAGTTCAAGTATGTCGAAGCCTCTATTACCTCAGACCGAGTTGGAGGATTTGATGCTGGTTTTTTAGATGTTCGCACGAGTGTTGCTGAACTCAATCTCTTTGAGTCTTTGGATAAGGCATATCTGACTGGGAACATTACTATCCTTGATGATAAGGCAATCTTTGATACGATGAGTTTTCAAGGAACAGAGAGAATCAAAATCGTATTGGCATCAACTGGTGAAAACTTTGACCCTGTATTCGAAAGAACATTTATCATGACGGGTATTGAAAGGCAACAAAAAGCAAATGCCAATGCCAAGTCCAGTTTATATGTCTTTACTTTGATTGATGAACATGCATATCACAGTAGAGCAAAAAAGATTAGTAAGTCTTTCAAGGGAAGTCTTCAGAAAATCATTCAAAAGATTCTGGGTGGAGAACTCAAAAAAGATATCGACATCTCTTATCTGTTNGATGGAAGAGGTCAACAGGTCAGACCAGTTCAAACTAATATCAAAGGTGTCATACCAAACCTACAACCACTCGAAGCCGTGAAATGGTTTACCGAGAGAGCAACAACTCAGACAGGTTCACCTTTCTTTGTCTATGCATCGATGCATGATGATAACATTCGTATCGGTAATCTTGATGTCATGTTATCACAAAAAGCATTCAATAGTAAGTTACCTTACACATATAATCCATCTAATGTGTCAGTCGCAGAAGGTCAGACAGAGTTGGAGAAGACATTTAGTATCAAGGCCATCAAACTCGCAAAACTTNCCAACTCACTTCAACTCGTAGAGAGTGGAAATGTCGGTGCGTCATACTCTAACACAAATCTGAATACAGGTCAAATCTTTTCTCAACCATTTAGTATTCGAAAAACACTTCAGAGACTACGAGAAGAAAACATTATTGGAAATAATCAAAATGTGTTTGACGGAGACTTTGTTGTTGGAGACACACAGATTGATTTACTTGAGTCTCGAAGATATCATACTGTCACATCGAGTGGAACATATGGAACACGAAAGAGTTATC